CCTTCACCTGTAATGCCAACATGCAACATAAAATATTGTAATGCTTCTGCTACATGAGAATGTTTGTTTTTGTCTATAGTACCATTTTTGTAATGGAATCTATATCCTCCCATCATTGCTGCCTTAAGCTGTGTACATCTAGGGTCAACTAAAAAAGCTGAGTCCCCATCGACTTGCCTCATAAGAAAGTCGTCTACCGCAGACAGTCTCGCAGATACATTATTGGTTTTAGCTGGGAGAACTCTAAAACCTTCAGCTTTGATTATATCTACGGCAGACCTCTCGTCAGTCTGTGCTCTTTGCACCCCTGCTGGATCAGTAACAATTAAAACGGGTGCGCCCGCAAACCTATCAGTCAACAACGGGCGCAGAATAGTACGAATAAATCTTTGTATTCCCATATCGAAACTAACAGCTTCATCAAGAATCAAAACTCTTCCGCGAGGGTCTTGCTGTCCTATAACAGCAGCTGGTGTCAAACCTAAGTCTATTCCAACTACAACTGGTCTAACTCCATTTATAATAGGTTTTATTTTTTCATTAGCCATATGATAGTCTGGTCTAAAGTATTTATATACAGGCTGACCTGCAGAACTTAATCCATACTCACCATCTATATATACACGAATGTATTCTTCTGATCTACCTTGGGTGTCGTAGTAGCCTTCGGGCAGGTTATCAACATTTTCTGCCAAGGAGCTTCTGCCCGAAGGTTGTTTGAATACATCCCACCCGTTATCATTGATACTCACTCCATCTGAAATATCTAAACCTTCCATCTGGTAGTACCACCATGTATCCATTGTGGGTGGGTTAGTATCCCCCCACATCCCAAACCATGAAGGGCCACCATCTTTAGATGATGGGAATCGCCCTATACGTTTTGACATAGCGTCAACAATGTCAGGGTTAATATCCCTGCACTCGTTGAACCATGCAAACGTTAATTCCAATGAGTTCAAGTTTGCTACATCATCAGAGTCATCAAGAGCACGAAACATAATCTCACACTCTACATCTCCAACCTTGAAGAAATATGTTTTAGTAGTACGCATATAGTCTCCACATATTCCAGGTGGAAACCAATCGTGAAAAGTTTTTATTGTTGTATCCTGTAACTGCCTGGCAGTTTCACGAACAATAGCTACTCGTGATTTGCGAATCCCTTGTTTGTTTGGTTTTTGCATAGTAGCTCGTCTAATAACTTCAAAACAACTTGCTACTGATTTACCAGAACCAACTGGCCCCATAAGCACACGCATCTTTGCATTTGACATCATAAAGTCCTTACATGTTTTAGATGGTGTGTAGTCTATATCCATTTATATAATACCTGCATTATGCAAACCTATAATAGTCTGTATAATTGTATATGCTATAATAATCTCCATTATTTTATTGCCTTCTTTCTTAATTTTTTTACTGTATATTTTAAATCTTTATCTCGTATTCTGCAAAAGAAAAAATCATGTAACTCATCTAAACTAGGTTTACGATTAGCTACTAGTTTTATTGTTATCTCATATTCTTTCATCCTACCCCCAGAATCCTTGATAGCTTGATTCATCAAACCAACCCATATCCCCACAATATTTACACCAGGAAATATCCACAAGTTTAGCACCGCATCTATCGCAGTTTCCGTAATCTGTTCTCAAGTTATCCACAAGTAGTATGTAGTACATTGTGAATGGTTTTCTTAAAATTTTTGTTTTGTATGGTATTTCTAATCTGGCAAGTTCTGTTGTTATTATATCATGCTCTGTTATATCAGTTAGCTTGCATGCTTTTGTACCTTCGTAAAACGTATTGAACTTATTAAGAATTACTGATGGCGGTTTTTTCGTTGTCGGGTTCTGCGT